TCATTCCGCAATGTTAGTACTTCAGGGATAGATTCCGCAGTGTACCCGTGAGGTAAAGCACGATACGCTTCCCTCGGTTCTGTGCTCTTGTTCCTATCCCAATCGAACCGCAGACTCAGAAGACAAGACGAAGGGAAGTCGAACTGGTACCCACCAGAGTACCCGAGGATGTTCTTCTCTGTTCTTCGGAACATAACAGCGATCAGGGGAACTCCTTTCTTCTGAGAGAAGTTCTGAACAGTCTCTGGTTGGGTAACGAGGTACGAACTGTACTCCCCATCTTCGAAGTCAGATAACGTTCCCTGAACTTGAGAGCTGAATTCCAGCACACCAAGTTTTTGGTGCGCGTACAGAACCTTTCCTAAGGTATCGTTGTACACTGCCCCGACAGAAGACCGGGTTATCTCCCCAGTCCCTACGTTCAATCTCCAAGGGTGCCAAGAAGAAAGCTTCGAGTCGAATACCAGAGCGCTCCCTTCTTCACCGGGATTAACTAGGTGGACTCTCCCAAGGATCTCATCATACACAGCATGTGTTTCTTCTGTGATGAAATCTTTCCAGTACGATTGGATCGTCGTCTCTGTTAAGGACGAGACTGTCGCCTGCCCCAGAGCAGCTTCTTGTACAACGTAACAGGACTCTCTCCCTGCGAACAGAACAACATCCCTCATCGGAAGTATTGTTCGCTTAGCGTACAACACGTACGGAGATATCTTGGATACTGCGTACGAAGTAGCGCTGAACCCTGTGTCTGTTGTCCCCGAGATGTACCACACCCCGTTATCACAGAACACCAACACACCAGCCTTGAAAGGCTCAAGCGCTTTTATTTCCCCCGCATCTTGTATTAAGATCTCGCCTCCATCTGTATCTAAGATATCAGAGGCGTCTTCCGCTATCGGGTCATTCCTCTGGAAGCATTTCCCAATCAAGGAGAAGTCATCAACAACGACTTGGGAGAAGTACACACGCCCCTGTGTTCCATAGAACACACGCCCGAAGGCAACAGCCACAGCTTTGGGGTACGATCTTGTCTCAATCTGGATCATGGAACTGGGTACCCCGGTGGTAGTTCTGGGAAAGAATCATCAATAGGATCATACGGAGGGATAGGATCACTCGTACCCGGCACGTTCCCATCTTGTACTAATGTTGTGAGTGTGTTGCTCGGAAGTCCATCGTTCAAAGGACTATCCACTCTAGCCTGTCGATCTAAACTACGGATATCGTACACGTAATGTCCACGTGGTGCCTCTGTTGAACCTACGTTCACGGAGTCAAACGATTGTGGGTCGAACCTGAGTTCCCCATCAGGGTCTGTGATATCCCCTAGGTACGCGATGTCGGCGTTCGATGGGTACTGTGAACGAGATGCATTGAACGCTGCTATCGGATCGGATAACACGTTCGTAGTTATCAACTTCCTACGCTGGTACCAGCCTGCATTGTACAGGTTGTATCTATGGTTAGGAAGAAGCTCTGTTGGGCGCTGGGTAACTGTTAACTCGTCGTCCAGAAGTTTGAAATCACGAACGAATAAGTTCACGTACTGGATCGTGAACTCACCAGACGATTCTCTAGAGAACAGTAACGGACGAGAGCCATACGCAACCAAACATTTTGTACGTAAGAAACAGATACTCGGTAATACGAAGTCTTCACTCTTGATCTTTGTCTTGAACTGTCTGTTCAAGGAAGCATCAGAGGATTCATCTATGAATGTAGTACTGACTTCCCTCTCTCCCGGGGAAACCTCATCAGGCAGAACGGAGCAGACGACGTAGCATCTGCCCTTTCTCCAGTACCGGACATCTAACACAGTCCCTTGCACATCATTCACAAGTCCATCTAGAATCTTGAACCCATCCCTTCGGACACGGATCATTCCATCTGTGTCAACGATCATGTTCAGTTCGTCAGAGGTTGTGCCTTGGAGTTCCTCTGGCGTACTTAGTGGGTTGATCTCTGTAACCAACCCTCGGGCAAAGCTCAGGTACCCTTGGTCAACCTTCCGACTGTATGACATCCTAACCCCGCTTCACTAGGTACGCACGAATAGCTTTCTCTGCTACGTCTGTTGAGGTGTACAATCCATCGAGTTCCTTCGGGACCACACCGCCACCATCGAATCCGATACGGAACAGAGAGCTCCCTTCTGAACTCAGTACCTTCAGATCCTTACCGTTCTGAACTTCTACCTTACTTGCTGCTGCACTAGCCATTATCGTCTCCCGTATAGTTTCTTCACGGAGTACTTATCTCCGATTGTTTTTTGTGATTGTTGCATCTTACTTAAGAACTGATTCGATCTTCGAGCTACGTTCTGATTCCCGATACCACGTAGTGCTACAGCGCACTCGTTGATCACTGTGTCTGTGTACCCAGAGATCATACGCTCAGGTAAAGGAATCAAGAAGTCATCTTCCTGCAAGAACACAGGAGCTTGTACTGCTACGATCTTTGTCTTTGATTCTTGGAGTGTACTGTCAAGTTCTGAGTCGTACGCATCGAACACTAACGTGTGATCATCGAACGTGGTGCAGTACAACGGTGCTCTGTTGTTCATCACTACGAACGGGACACCATTAACCAGCATAACCTCGGTGTTCTCTTGGTCTGTGTTCATACCACTTACGTACACTAAGAACTCTTTCGGGTCAATGAACTGAACTCTTGACCACTGAACCCCACCGGTTTTGTGTGTGTTGTACCAGATCTCTGAGTCATGGATTCTACGAATCTCAGACGGGATCAACATCACACAAGGGAGGTCTCCATCCGTGCTTGCATCAAGCGAGCGAACAACTGTACTGTGCATCTGATCACGGTTCTTGTCAACGACAGTGTAGAACACATGCTCTGCGATCTGAGCAGCTTGTTGGCTTTCTTCCGAGTCAAAGATACTATCTACTTGAAAGCCGTCCACGTATGTTAAGTAGTCTTGGACCACTCGAAGTAAAGTTTTCTTTGACATCTTAGTTCCTATTAGTATGTTTCTGAAGGGTGGCGTGACTTCTTACTCTTCAGCTTCTTTGTTGCTCTCTCGTACTGCTCGCCCATCGGGACCTCTCGGAAATTAGAGAAAGCTCTTCGTGGTTTACGAGACAATCCAAGATCACCTTGCCCCGGTAAGTTCGGTGGAACAGTACGTGTTATCTGCTCTTTCTTTCGATCAGCAGCCAGTGCTGTAGCAACCATCTTAATACCATCCAACTGTCGGTACGTTGGACTCACTGGTGATTTCTTCAGGGTCTTTACTGCCGGAACCTTAGTTGCTTTTGCAACCTGACTCATTGTTTTCTTGACAGCCATGTTCTCTCCAAACAATAAAGGCGGGACAAGCCCGCCCTTAAAGGATTATAACGTTAGTACGTTTTCACACCAGCTACATCAGCAGATGGAGCACGGTACTCTACGTTCAGCTTGAACTTACCACCAGTGTACGCAGTTGGGACTACCTGAATCTGTGTGACACCAGCTAACGATGCGTTCAAGCCAGCACCTGCACCTACGACAGTCTTGTTCAGAGCATCGAGAGAAGCACGAGTTGTACTTAGCAACACTGTACCACCAGTGCCATCCTTACGGACAGCGTTCACTACGAACGTATCTGTAGAAGCAGCAGAGGTAGCTGCACCGATTGCTACTAACACAACACGTTCGATAATAGAACCTGATGGGATAGCTGCGAGCATTTCGTTAGTAGCACTGAACGTAGGAACATCGTTCCAATCGAACACGTACTCTAACTCTGTTACTGAACCGATACGGGAAACTGCTTCACCACGTTTAGCATCCAGACCACGAGGACCGAAGTGCGTGAACCGACCGCCGACTAACTCTTGATTACCTTTAGCCATTAGGCTTTTCTCCTTAGAGATTGAAACCCCTCACAGGGAGCTGATCTTACGGGTAGCTGGAGGGGTACGTTAATTACTTATCGGTCAGTACGACTACGATAGACTCAGGACGCTGTAGACCGAAGCCCCAACGTGACTTCGCGAAGTACTCATCACGACCTAAGTCGTCATTACGCTTCATGCCAGCAGTAGGAGCACGACGAATCACACCCATGAATGGCTTGCCGTCATCATCACCAACGTACATCGCGATGTTCGCTACACCGTTCGCACCAGTTGTCTTCGCAGTATCAGTGAAACCACCAGTGATGGTCTCAACACCGACTACTGGTAACAGTGTGGTGATCATGATATCGAAGCCGTAGATATTACGGTAGAACTGCATTGAGTTCCGATCAGCGAAGCCTGTCTCGATCAGACCTTGGAAGTTCGGGTTCTCTGATGTAACAACTTGAGACAGACCGTTCAGGTCGAACTCAACTGTTGGATCAACGAAGAACACACGACCGTTCGCTGGGATGTTCGCTTGGTCGAACGCAAGCTTCATCTTACGGATATCGTCTAACGTGATCTTACGAGCACCGTTCGAACCACCGTTAGCTACGAACCGGTGAGGCTGACCGTTGATCAGGTTCGGGTTCGATAACGTTTGTTGGTTCGATACAGAGAAGATATCAGAGACCATCTTCTGACGGAACGCTTGAGCCGACTTCCGAGAACGAGCACTTACTAAGCCCGGGATCTGAGAGCGAGCATCTTCTTTCAGTTCGTCAGTGATGAACCAACCATCACTGTCACGATCAGACAATTGAAGATAGATACGTGATGTGTCGATCGCTGAGAACGTCAGTGGTTGGTTCTCGTTGAACGGAGATAACGTTACATCACCGATTTGGTTGATGTTCAGTCGATCACCTTCAGGGAACTCTGATGTCCGATCATTGAACAACAGACTTGAGTCAGTTAACTGCTCATCGAACGACTCGATCAGCGCTGAGCTGTACAGTTGTTGGATGACTAGCGCAGCGGTATTACCAGTAGTTTGCATTTGAACTCCTAAAAGCCAGCTTGTTTAAGAGCGAGCTCGATTGCTTGTGTACGCTCACGGTTTGAAGTCCCACGAGATACAATTAGTTTAGCAGCATCCTTGATTGGATCGCCAGTTGGTACGTGTTGAGCGGAATAAGAACTAACAGGTGCTGGGTTCGGTTTCACTTCAGTCGTAGTAAGATTGAACAGTCGCTTGAATGCTTCTGGTTTAGTCTTAGCCATCAGGACGATATCTTCCTTCGACATCCCGAACTCTTTACCTGCTTGTTCCAACTTCTGCTGGTACGAATCACCGTGGATTGCGATAGCAGCTTGGGTACTGGCATCTAAGTTAGCCTTAGCTAATGCCTCCTGCTGCCAACGAGTCAACGCTTGAAACGCACGCTCCTCAGCAAGTGCCTCCAACTGAGCAGTCTGATCCGGTGCTGGTGCCGATGTCGTCGGCAAGACTGGTACAGTCGCTTGTTGTGCGGCTAGAGCATCCTTCGCTTTCAGTTGAGCTTCTGTCAAAGCTAACTTCTTACGATAGGATGCAAGTTCTTCTTCTAGAGTACTGATGTGTTGATCAGCATGTGCGATCTTTGTACTAGCTGTTGTAGCATCGTACTCACGATCGCCTACCTTGAATTTAATTTCTTGTGGTGTACCAGATTGGTCTGCTGGTGCGGCTGTATCAAACATCTAAGTCCCCTAGATTATTTTAATTAGCTCACGTAACACAGTTCTTTTCCCTCGTGCTACAGCTTCAGAGAACCTGAACTGGAACAGAGACAAGAACCCAGTCTCTTTGTCTTGATTCACACTCTCTGCTTCTAACGATGCAGTGAGATGCTCGATCAATTCTTTAGTGAACGGGTTCTGCTTCCAAGATTTGTACTGTTGTACGTATTTGTCTTTCTCTTCTTTAGTTTGAAGAGTACTCCAGCGTGCCTGTGAAGCACGCGGAATTCTTGTTTCTGACATCATATTACTCCCCTACCAGAACAGTCCGTATCAACCAACAACTTCAATAGCGCTTGGTTGAGACACAGTGTTCACAGTCTGCTGCTGTAATGCAGCCATAGTGACCTCTGCATCCGCTTGTTCTATCATCGCTCCGTGCTTCTCGTACAGCTCGAACTGTGCGAATCCACCTAACTCTTCAACAGCTTGTGCAAGGTTGAATGTCTTCAGGTGAGCAGCTGTTAAGTTCCCAAGGTTCGAGTTCGCTAACAGGTTCAACATCGTCATCTGTTGGTTCTGACGTTTGAATCGACGAGCACCCATTGGAACAAGCTTCCCGTTCGCTGATAGATCCGCCTTCGTGATACTCAACAGGATAGGCATCCCTTCCTCATCAGTACTGATTGCCTCGATCACTGAGTGGAAGTTCTCCCGACCGATGTCGATCTCTGCCTTCACCATTGGTTCCAGAAGATCCAGTTCCAGTTGTTCTGCTTTGTGCAAGAACTTCCGTAACGCAGCATCGTCTAGGTTCTGTACCTCACCAAGAGTTTTCTCACCCGGTGTACGGAACCCCATTAACTGAGGAGGAAGGCCAGCAGCGGTACGTGCATGTTGCATCAAACGATCTTGATGTAGGTCTGCTGTCAGCACTGTTGTGTCAGGTACAAGGTCACGAACGCCACCACCTTCTGGTGCTAGGTATATCGTCTGACCTGTACTCTCGTTGTACACTTCTTCCACATCACCCATGAACACCTTGTCAGGGTGGATATAACGATCGAGTGCATCAGACTTCGAGTTCTCTCTGTGGTTGATCTGGTAATTCAGACCTACCACTTTGTCGAGTGGACCCTGTGACCACAAGTTATCAGGCTTCTCCGCCCATGAACCTTTGAAGATCCTTGGGTTCTGTTCTTCGTACTCAACCAAAAGGTCAACGCGGTCAACGACAACAGCACACCGGTTCTTTCTGTACTCACGCTGGTCTGCATCGAACACGTCGCCATAGAACCACAACACCTCAACCATAGAGCTGTTGTAGTACGCTTCCATGTTTGTGAATCCATCAGGGGTGTACTGCTTCGCTTTATTGATTTCAGTTTTACTAAGAGATGTGTACGAGCCACGTCGTTCAATCACACGCTCGATCACTGAGTCATCGATCTGATGAGGGATAGACTTCGCCATATCAAGGAACTCACCGATAGACAGCAGCTGCCGTAAGATCTTCGGGGTACTCTTGAACTCAGTACGAGTAGGATCGAACACGATATCATACGGGCTGATACGTACAGGCTTCGGACCTACGTACCCAACTCCGTTCACACGCTCGTCTACATAACACACCTTCACGAAACAGTTCCCGTACATCACAAGATCTTGGATCAACTTCCGTAGTGTACGTTCGAAATCGTTCAGCACATGTCGGTTCCTGATGTACTCAAGAACCTTCCGTCGTACCTGCAAGGTGTTCGCAGTACGGTCGTACGGACGCCACCCTAAGAACTCTTCATGCGGCATAACCGCAGCGTACACGATCGCCTCTAACTCTTCTTTCAAGGAAGCGAGGATCGGGATATGGGTGGTATGGTCGTGAGCTGCACCACCTTCTAAAGAGGTAGTGTCAGTGGCGTACAGGTACGCTTCTAACTCTGTCCATTTATCTCGGTTCACAGTCCGGT